AATCTCCCCTGCTTTACAAGTTTCAACCAAGCTTGATCTCCTTCTGCAAGTTGACCAATACGTTTGTTTAACATAAGATACTCAGTCATCTTCTGAGCTTCTGGAAACTTCAGCTTACTGAGAATAGTCTCATCAACCTTAGCTTCGCCTGTAGGCGTGAACTCTTTTGGTTTCCAACCTCTAAGTTCTTTGAGTCTTTTGGCAATGTGTTGACGAGAATTAGGATTGAACTCAATAATTTTAACTTTAGAATAGAGTTCATTACGTCTAGTTCCTTCGTTAATAATCCACGAACCAAAGATTTCTTTAAGTTCTCCTTCCAGTTCATCCCTTCTTCCTGCAAGCTCTGTATATAATTCAACAGCTTTTGTTTCATCGAATGCAATTCCATAGTATTCCTGTCTATTACAAATGTTTGCGATCTGATGCTCCAACCATATCGAATTCGGATCTGGTAAACGTCCACTAAAGTTTTTCCATAAAATATCCGTTAGGTTGACATCGTTGATACAGTAATCAATCATCTCTGGAGTCAGTTCTTCAAACGCACCTTCAGAAGATCCATAATCTCCTTTTAATGTTTCAAGTCTGAATCCCCATGCCTTGAGAGAATGAGATCCAAAATACTTTGGCTCAAGTCTCTTGACTTTAGAGTCCTCTGTTCTAAGGTCTGCATGTATCAATCGGCTCAGAATCAAAGTGTCTGTTACCTGTTCAAGTGGAACCTCAAAACCATATAAACGTTTGAGAACTTCCAAATCGAATCCTAGTACATTGTGTCCGACAATCTGACAGGTCTGTAGTACATCAAGAGCCTTTAGTATCTGCTCCTCCGTAGTAGCTACAGTTGTCAAACCATCGGACTTATACACAAGACAATGAACTTTACTGACTGTGTCTAACAGTCCGTCTGTTTCTATATCTAATATTGCTTCTTTCAAAAGTCCTCCTTTGTATTAGTTTCTTTTTCAAAACCATATTCAGAAGCGGTCTCTGCAGATAAAGTTTCCTGCATCCGTCCTGTCTCTTTTGAATAATGTAAAGAATCAGCTACTCCTGTTTCTCCTGTCCACCTGTTCTTGAGTACTCTGACAGTAGTAAGGTCTGGATTCTCTGCATCTTGTTGGTTACGCTCACAACCAATCACAATGTCTGACAACTGAGCGATACCGTGTGAACCTCTGAGTTGATTGAGTGAAGTTCTCACTCCTTCTTCATGACCTTTATCACCTGAAGGTCTACGTAAATGACTAACTAGAATTAATGAACACTGAAGCTCTTCTACAAGACTCCTGAGCTTAGTCATCACAAAATCTAACATCCTCCTTTCATCACCGCCTTCAAGACCAGATAGAATAATGGTAATGTGATCAAGAATGATGTGACTGCACCCAACTCCTTTAACCAAGTAACGAATCTTGTTAAAGAGATGGTTGATTTCCATACTCCCCCAGTGATCATACAAATACAAATTCCCAGTTCCCAAAACATTGTCGAATCCATCTTTCAACTCCTCCTTAGAGTAATCCACGTTCTGTAAATGAATAGGCTTATTAAGGTACAAACCTACGAATCCTAACGCAGTACGTTTAGTGTTTTCTTCAAGTGCTAAGTAGCCAACTTTCTGATCTTGTAACATGAGTGAGTAAGCTATCTCTCTACAGATCTGAGACTTTCCTACTCCTGATCCTGCAGTAATCGTAACGATCTCTCCTTTACGAATGCCTTGTGTCATATTGTTCAAGCCATTAAACGGATACGGCATACTCTCAACTTTCTGAGATGTGCTAACGAGATCCCAAGTGTCTCTACCATCAATGATTCCGTCAGGTCTATAACTTTTTGCGTTCCAGATCTGGTTTATTATTTCTGCACCTCTTCCTGCCTGTATCATCTCGTTAGGATCTTTAAGAGGCAGAGTAGCGATCTTACATTTTCCTGGACTAAACAACTGAACACAGTCATCAATTGCTTTCTGTCCTGCATCATCCTGATCGAACATCAGAATAACTGACTCAAAGTTTTCTAAGTATTCCAAGTCATTCTGGATAGCTCGTTTAGCTCCTGCTGCTCCAGTTGGAATGGATACCACAGGCCATTTGTTTCCTTGCGCCTGAGAGACTGACATGGCATCAATCTCACCTTCACAAATGGTGATCATCTTTCCTTTTTCCCATAAGTGCTTCCCATACAGACCACAATTCTTTGTGTCTCCGATGAATAGGAAATCTTTATTAGGAAACCTGAGCTTCTGCGCTACTACATGACCATCCTTTTTGTAGTTTGCGATCTGAACCTTCTTACCTTTGAACTCACCAACTTGATAGCTCCACTTGTCTACTGTAGCTTTGGTAAGCTTCCGTACCTTTAAAGGCTCAATTTCCCCTTTTATAAACTCCATTGAATTTTTCTCCTCAAATATTTGGTCCTCAGAGTGTTCTCCACCTTCTCTATATCCGCATCCTGGTGTAAAGCACCAACTATGACCGTCATCATAAACGGCTAAATTGTCGATGCTGTTACAACGTGGACAAGAGGTGTGAGAGACACATTGTGATTCTCCCATTTTAATGTCCTCTACGTATAACCAATTGATATTACAGCTTATACCTCTTTTCCCACAGACTCTTCTGGAAGAAGGGGTAATAAGAATAAATACAGTTACTTAGAGCTAACATTCACCTTTTCCACAACAACCTGTTGGAAGAAGTGAACATTAGCAAAGTCACCAAGTTCCAAAAGAATGTACTGGAAGAAGGTGACTTTAACTTATTTTTCATGAATCCAAGAATTTGGTACAATTGCCTCAGCGTATTGAAATCCATATTTCTCACACCATTCTTTGCAAGTGAACCTTCCTCCTTGAACTTTATTGTTCATCTTCTGAAATACAAAACGAATATCAAGTTCAGGATGTTGCTGTTTAATGAGCTTATGTTTCCGTTGATCATCAAACTTGAACCATCCCTTGACCTCAATTAGAATTCCATTTGGAAGCAGAAGGTCAGGCTTATATTTCTTCTCAATTGAATAGCGAATCCAATGTGGTTCAAACTTAAAGTCCACATGTTGTTTTTCAAGTTGATCTGCTACCTGACCCTCTAGATCACTTCTGTACTTATTAGAAATCGGCACTGGTTGCCATCTCCGTATTAGAAGTCTCTGCCACAAACGGATTCTCTGGAGTCTCCTCAGCTTTGTAACCGTCCTCAACTTCAAAACCAGTTTGAGACTCATATTCAACAAGCTCAATAACTTGAACTGCATTGAAATACATAGTTACACCAGATTTTCCATTGACCGTATACGGAATTGGAGAGTAAGAAACCTTAACTTTAGATCCCCATCCAATATCCACGTTGCAAGGCTTCATCTGTGCATCTACAACCATGATTGATACTGGTCTTTCTTCTCCGTTCCTGCCTTTGAAAAAAGCTTTCTGCTTGAACTTGAAGAGAATGTTATCACCATCTTCTTTGTATGGTGGATACTCCGAAATCTTCTTTGCTCCTGAAGCTTTCTTTTCATCCTGAATCCAACCATCAATATCTTCCATCCACTTTTGGGCTTCCTCAGAATCCGCTGGAAGAAGAAGATTGATTTGAAACACATCATATTCTGGATGTGGCGTTTTTACGTTGACCCATTTGCATTGAGCAACAGGACTTACTAATTTTAAATTACTCATTTTTGTTCTCCTAATAAGGTTTGAAATTTATTTATAAGTATTAATTGATCTTCTTCTATTTCTTCCTCCTCCTTTGCGCTAAAATGTTTAATTAAAAAATCAGGATCTATTCCTGAATTATTAAGATTTATATATATATCAACAGGAAGTGGTTCTCCTGATTTGATAATTTCAATAGCTTGTCTTTCAAGATCTGTCATAATTCCTTTCCTTCTTACCTATAGTAGCGGAAATGTTAGCAAATAATACATAAGTGCATGTAATATCAACAGAAAAAATACTTTGAGTCTAGTACCTGATTAATGTCTAAAGTACCTCGTTTCGGAGGTTCAGGAACATCATCAAGTACTTCCAAGGCAGAGCTTCTAAAATCTGCCAAAACGTCATTATCTGTATAGATTTCTACAAAAGCTTTTCTGAGGAGTCTTGCGAGCTTTGGAGTGTTATGAGCATGAGTTCCATAACTGTCATGGATCATGGCAAAAGCATCAATTCCTTCCTTAATGCACTCATGCAAGGTTAAGGTCAAACAAGATGCATCTAGGGAATGAACAAAGTTAGGTGCAGAACCATTAATAGAACGCTGCGGATCAATTCTAAGACCGTCCTCTTCTAACAAAACTGGACGTAATAGTTTTCCATCAATTGTAGTGTCTATTTGTCTCCACTTAAAAGCCTTGTAATGCTGATAAACGTACAAGCCTGTAGGCGTTGCCCACATAAGAGCTTTATTTTCCTTTGAGAGCCGTTTTGCGATGTCTCTGATCCAATTCATACACTCTCTGGCAGAGATAACAACCTCAGAAATCGCAGACCAAACCAAATTAGTCAGGAAATTGATATATTCTCCTTTTTTATGCTCAGGAAAGTCTAAAGTTACTCCAGATCGTATCTGATCATCAATGTACTCTTCAACATAATTCAGACAACTAAATCTGGTTCCTCCATAAGGCACAACCATGACAGGTCTTTTAGTCATTTTACGGTTGATTACTCCAGATTTATTCCAGAACTTTGCTATCGGTTCATCAGCTTCCGAAAGTCTGGTGATTTCTCTCTCAACAACATCAGCAACTTCCTGATATGTGTCTTGTGGAACAGGCTCATTTGTTAAGTTTGTTGCTTTACCTCCAACAGGACATCTCAACATAGCTGAATAATGCTGTAAACCGTTGTTAGAACCATCAAGAGCTATTGGGAGATGACTGATATAGCCAAACCCTTTACGTTTGAATGCTCGCCATTCTAAGCAGAAAGCATAAAAGAGCCAGGCATCATCAAAATCTGTCCACCAATCGTAGTCTAAACCAAATTCAGCAGACTTTAGAATGTGTTCTTCATTCTGGTTTATCCATTCAATTCTTTCTTCAAAACTTACTTTGTCTATTCCAGCACAATTAGCTCCATGAATAGCCAACCAATCTGCTTGTTCCTGATCCTCAATTGGAAGACCATCTGCAAATGTTAAGAGTGCTTTAGCTGGTTCAGTACCTTGAGGAGTCAAGAAACTAGGAATAGTATATTTTCTTCCTCTAAAATCAGCTTGATATGGAAAATAGAGTTGATCGT